TCAATACGGGCTATGTGCTCGATACTTTTCTAATACTAGCCTTACGTTTTCCCACAGCTCTTCGATGTCTCGATACTCTAGGTAAAAACCGCTATCAATAAACTCAGCACCGCTTGATGAGAACCACGGTTGGGTTTCACCTTTCCCACCTACTCCTAGTTCGAATTTAGCGCAGTACTTTCCGCCTGTTGGTCGAATTTGGAATTTGATGTGATAAGTCCAATGGGTTTCTGATTGACAGCGTTCGTACTTTGCAGGCAACCAGCCAGAATCATAGAAGTTTGGTAATCGACTTGCAGGCAGCTGATATTGAGACGGTGGAAGTATTGACATTGCGCTACGGAGTTGGCTAGCCATTTGGTTGAATGCGTTAATGTAAGCTTCTTTAATGTGTGCCGCTTTAGTACCTGTAAAACCCATAACCAAGAACATGAAGCCATCTTTGGTCATTTCATATGCTTTACGAAGCTGCCCTTTTTTATCTCGATAATCAACCAGCGCAAAATTGCGCCCGTTAAATTCATCTGAACATTCGAGGGATTCAAGCCTCTTTAAAACGTCTTTATGCTGCTTGTTAAATGCCTCGGCGATTTTCAACGAGGTCGTGCGGATCTGCTCGCCTTGGTTAAAGACAAGATCAGATACAGTCAGGGTAAGGGAAGTTGTCGGCATGATGGCCTCCGGAAGTAATTTCGTTAAATCACCACACAAAGGTCTCAATCTTCGGGTGGTGAACTGAACAAGGTTGAGACTACCGCACTTCCGCAACGGCCAGCCGAAGCTGCCTTGCCCAGCCCACCATAATGCTGATAGTACGTTTTGTAAGTAAAACGACCATGTTCAGGTGTGCCGAGGCCGCACATAAAAAAACCAGCAAAATGCTGGCGTCTATGCGCCGGAAGAATAAAGCGGGGTCTCAATCCCGACACTGGATTTTGCCAGTGCAGTTACAGGTTAACTATGTAGAAGATCGGTGTCAAACGTTTAATAGCGTTGCATATCGTGTAGAATAGCCCATCGTTTAAAATGAGTAATTTTCGTGCAAAAATTTGATTCTTTTTCACTTCTTATCGCTATTATTTGTTCATTAGTCTTTTTTGTTTTTGGAGCAGGATTAGCAGCTTTTACAGAATTTGATAGCACCTTTGGTGATTTAGCTACGTGGGTATCCTCTATTGGTACAGTCTCAACATTAGGTTTTGCAATTAGACAAAATCATATCCTGAGAGAAGAACAAAAGAGGGAAACACAAGAGCGAAAAACAGTAGAAAAACAACAACAGGAAGAATTAAGGAGTGAGCGCGAAAAACGAGAAGAGCACGAACGTAAGCAGCAAGATATGTGGGGAAACCAAAATGAAATGCTTACGTTCCAAAAATATGAAGCCCACTTTGAACTTTTTAATAAGTTACTAGACAGAATTGAAACAGAAGAGCGATTCCGGGGTATATACGTATTTCCCGAGCGCACACGCACGTATGCTGCATTATTTCCAAATAATAACCTTTCTCACTGCGAATTCGATTTTTCATCCCAAACAGAGAACCACAACAGCTTACAAACTATAGAATCAATTATGGCTGATGTAGTCAAATATGCGACTGTATTATCAACTGAAAAAGTAGATAAGAAAGATGCTTTGCTGAAGTTCACTGCATGCCTTAGTCTTTGGGCCAATACATTAGGTTCACGATTGAAAGAAAACGATATTCCTGGGAGCTATGGCGTGGGTACTATAGCTGCTTACCGCTTCTTTAACATATCTCGGGGGCTGTCATGTATATTAGCTTTATGTGATATCACCGATGAACTCAGACGTTTTGCTAACATACAACCGCTCACTCAAGATTCTCGAGATGCATTCTGCATATTCATAAAGGAAGACCTTTACATCAACTTATTCTTATTAACAGGTGAAAACACAATATATAACACAAACCTAGGTGCTCTAAACTCCTTAGCCATTTTTTCAAAAGTCTACCAAATTGGAAACGATGCCCACCTACGTATTCAAAACAGTATTGTTGATGGCATACCTCGATTCTTTCCAGATGTAAGCACTGATGTTCTCGAGAAACTTAGTAATAGAGACTATGTTATCCAAAAATATGTGACAACCATAGATAAACTGCAAGCGGTTTTGCCTAAATTGGAAGGTAACAATAAGAAGCCTATTGAGCAGTTAGTCCTAGAGCTTAAAAAGCAACTAGAAACTGATTAACTTATTTGTGTAATTGGGTTGAGCCTTCCCTTCAGTACTGAACTGTCCGAGCCATGACCACTAATATCACTCGCTTGCACTGGTGCTTTAGTTGTTGCCGGGCCAGCTACTACGCCACTATGCGTATGAGTCGCCAATGTGTCGGCCAACTCTTTCACCACCTGCATGAGTTCAGACAGCAAAATCAGCACGTTCTCTTCTTTAGAACCAATCCATGTTCTTGGTGCTTGCAGCCATTGGTGCTCGGCTGCAATGCTTCGGCGAACTTTGCCAATCGTCTCCACTAATTCGCCTGCGGTAGCTGTCTGCATGTTTCCTAAACTGCCTAGCACGATGTCATCACCTGCAATTAGGTTTATTGCGCCTAATGCTTCAATCAGCTTTTTGCCGACTACTTCTTCAATGCTGTGCTCATCAACCAAGATATGCTGCTGACCAAATTCACCACGATAGCGTTCCACTTGGTCCAGCTTTTCAAATGCTATTTGGCTTTGCGTTTGGTCGGTTTGCTGGGTGGTGTTTCCTGCAGCATCAATTCGGTTGCTTACCTCTTCACGTTGCTGCTGCAGTTGTTCCCCCGGCTCTATTGACGGCAACGCATATTCACGGCCATAAATACCACGGATGATAGGTCTGTCATTGCGACCATAGGCGAAGGCGATTTCGACAAGAGTTCCCTCAAGTGGGTAAGCCATCAAGCCGGATTCATGACCACTCATGTGAACGGGCAATGGGATAGAGCGATAAACAGGCACGTTAATATCTGGATTTAAGTCTTCATCTAACACCTGAACATCTACCGCATACCTTGGGCGAAATGGGTCTGTGACCTGCCCTGTTGTTGCGGTGTCTCTTACCGCCTCAACACGGCCAAACTTAGGCAAATGAAATCCCGCCGCCAACTCAGGGAAGTTCTGCAGCGTTTCACGTTTCTTTGGTGGAACTTCGGATTGCTCAGCCTTCCAATATGCGGTCATTTCGTCTTGAATTAAATCAACTCGATTGACGCGCTTATCGTTCATGGCTCTACCCGGCCTAAGCATTGGGAATGGAATAAAAGTGACACTGTTACCACTTTGACGACTGGTGAACTCTTCTGGTAGTGCCATCGGTTTGTTGTGGAAGTGACTATCTTGATACGAACCGAAGTAAACCACCTGATCAGTATGTTGAAACCAAACACAATCAGGAATAGAGAACGCCTTGGCGACTTGTTCTAAACATTGATAGCCCGTTCCCTGGCTAACAAAGTTTGGAATGGTGGTTTTGATGTAATCCGCATCAGGCAAGTTGAACTCAAGCCCTGTTAAACCTGAAAGGGTGTCGAACACCTGCTCTGCGGTTGGATGCTCTAAGCTGACAGCCCAACGTTTAGACAAAATACCCGTTAGCTCTTTGACCGTGAGCTTGTGGTAGCCGTTAGCCGCAGGTTGAACTTTGTCGATATACCCTTCAAACCAAGGGGCGGTTTTGTTCTCATAACCAATATCAAAACGTACAGACGTAAACAGCTCTGGCTTTGCCTTGGTTTCAACTTCGAAGATAGCAACACTGCCTAAAGATAGTTTTAGGCTCACCATGTTGCTCACTAGTTTGACTTCGTCACCACTGATAAACAGGCGTTTCTCTAGCTTCATTTCGTTGCTTCCTCTGCGTTATTCAGTGCCTGTTTTAGTCGTGTGTTTTCTCGTTGCTCTGGTTTAGTCTGTTCTTTGGCTCGTTGCTCTTTTTGCTCTGCGACACTATTGTGCTCTCGCAACTCAAAAGAGACGTTCCAAGCCTGCAGGGTTTCATGCTCTCTCGCATTGATACGGCCAGTGAATTTCACGTTGCGAATCTTGAGTGCTAGCGCGATGTCACTACCTATTCGATAAACGCGGCGAGTGTTGGTTTCATCTTTATCTGAAGCAAACGAGTACAACTGAGTAAGTGTATCTATACGAGTGAAAGGAATACGGCCACTAAAGGTCAGTTTCTTGCCTTTGTCGCCTTGCTCAGCCGTATCGGTACCCGATGATTGGCCGCTCATGTCCTGGTCTTTTAACTCCAATGACATTTCAACTTTCATCGAGTCTAAGTTAACCGGCATACCGTTGAGAGCTAACATAACTTGCCTCCTAACAGAGCTTTATCTAACAAAGCAGTTCTTCAAAGAACGTCATTGGTTCATGGCTAAGTAATAGACTCGCCACGGTGAATTGATGATTGTTTGGTGCTCCCGCTTGACCAATCTGCATTGCGATGCTTTCAGCACTACCAGTAACAGACAAAGCGTAAACACTACCTTTTAGGTTTTTCAGTGCATTTATCTGGGCTTTGACATCACCCAACCTAGTAGCTCTCTTTGCTGCTAGTGCCTGCAACTTACCGATCACATGGTTTGCGTCATCAGCTAACGATTCCAATGTAGCGATTTGAGCCCCTTGCCAATGCAAAGCACCCTGCAATGGATTGGCGTTGAGTTTCGCCATGGGTTTAAAGCGAGGTTGCGCGATTGCTGCAGGTTGGTGAAGCTTATCGGTTTCGTTGGTCACTAGTGCTTGAGTTTGCCTAGCCACCTGACACCAATCTGGTAAAGGAAACACGGAAACAAGATCCGCCAACTGATTAGCGAACTGCGCCAACTGCGAAGCGGTCACCATAAGCACAATACAATGAAGATTACCGCCCTCTATTTTAAGTAAAGGTCGGTACTTATCAGCATGATCACGGAGCTTTCCAGATAACACTTTGACTGCCGCCTGTGGGTTTAGGTAACAACCCGAATCCAGCTTGGTACCAACTTGAAACTGGTAAGGTGTGGCGGTTAGTACAGTGCCCGTTCTTAACAAAGATTCAAGGTCACCACGCAACCCAATTATCGCATTTGCATCTTCACTTAAAGAGTGACGCCCATAGCTGGCGTCACTTTCAAGGTTAGTTAAGCGGCTAACTGCTTCATTCATCTTTGTGCCGACTTGGTCTGTTATCTGCTCGGCACTGGTTTGAATTGCTTGTGAACTGCGAGGCCAACTAAGTGGGGATTGTTTCCACATACGGCTTATACCTCGGAAGAACGCTCTGGCGGAGTCGGCCAAGGGTGTTCGGCTTGGATTTTCTTTTTTGCTTCTCTAGCTTGGCGTTTGAGGGCATTAGCTTCATCGTTGTAACCATCATCAGCCTTATCGATAGCTTCAGACTTTAAAGGGTCACAAATTTGGCTGTATAGACCTCGGCGAACGTCATCGACGTGGTTATATTCAGCAATGTATTTGTTGCTTTGGTTGGTTACCCAAACGCCGTTAATCCATTCGTCAAATTGGGTTGACGGTTTTTCTTGCGTCCAAGCATCATCAATTGGGCCAAGTTCTCGGATAGTCTGGATTCTAGTGCAATCTGATTCATCATAAATCGTAGTACCTCTATGGTCTTCGATATATTTAGAATTAATCGCCTTGCCAGATTCATCAAAAACCGCAACCACAGCAAAACCTTGCTTTGTGGGTAATGGCTCAGACTCCAAGGCATCTTTCGGTATGTGATACATACCACCGCGATATTCAGCTTTTACTGGGTTTAGTACTTCTTGAGTTTTATTATCTATTGGATAGTAAATCTTATCTTTCATATTAACCGAAACCTTAAATTGCTATAGCCATTGGTCGTGCAATATTTCGTGGTCGTGTCACACCTCCATGTGAAGGCCATAAAGTATCGCCTCTACCGTAATTAGTATGAGTTGAGTAGATTTGTTTTACGCCACCATAATTTTGACCATTAAAATCATCCCAACCCAATAAGCCTTTGTCATGATATGTATTTTCTACTGCAGCGATGTTACCGTTTTGAATATCATCGCCAGATATAAAACTACCCTTTTGAAAGCTATTAATGGCTCGATTTGAATCAATCCCCCTACCTTGATCTAACACCCGTAAGAACTCACCACGAATTTCACCCGTATTAATTGTGCCACCGTTGGTTAAATGCGGATAACGACGAGCTAGACGCCAGTACACAGTAATAGGTAAATCAACATTGATTTCCATTACAGCCCATTCTGGCGCAGATGTATGCAGCCAAGTAAACGGCATACCGACCTGATCGCCGGTGTATGGCACCCAGTAGAACGGCTTAGTGTTATCTGACCATCCTACGTGGCGATTAGATTCCAACAGTGGAGACTTACCCGCTAATGACTCAACATTGGAATACCATTGCCAATAAGTTAATTCACCTGTCGGTTGGTCTCTGGTGTAGCAAATCTCGCCCGTTGTATAAACTCGCTCTGGGGTATACGGCATAAACTGTGATACCAGCTCATGCTCAGCCAAACCACCTTTAACCCTCCAATCAACCACCGAGCCATCGGCATTGATTCCAGCCAGTTTAGCGACATAGTGCTGCTCACCGTTTCCGTCGACATAATCGGTTAGCTCGGTTTCAGAAACTGCGATTGTTACTTTGTTTTCCCATACTGAAAGCGCAGCACCTTGGCGAACGACATCCACGTATAAACCGTTGGGGTTAGTGGTGATGGTTTGCAGCACTTCTCCCGATAACACACCACGTAAACCACCGACATAAACAACACCTGGAGTCACTTTGTACTTGTTCGGGTCAGCTTGTTGGGTCACGTCGAACCCATCCACAAAAGCCGTATGACCATAGTTATCTAAGCAGGCCAAACGGTGGTCTTCTTCGATGCCTTTCAAACGTGCTTGATAGTCAATCTGCCACGTCGAAGCATCAATGGTAATTCCAGCGATTTGCGCGGCTCCGTCATAGGCTTGCACCAATGACTTTGTACTAGCCATACCGTTTTCTTTGGTTTCTTCGGCTTTGTGCACCACCATTCCGCAAGAACTAGGCACATTCTTGTCACGTAGATAAATCGCGTTAAAGGTGAACTCTGCAACGGTACCGGGGATCACAACTGAATATGCCAGTGCGTTGTCACCAAGTTTGCCCACTTGGTCGATGTCTTGTTGGTGAACCCATAGCGAAACATCAGGCAAACCATTTCCACGGTTAATTGGCTGGCTTGGGTCTAACCCCGGAATGTGCGCAAAAATCATTTCGTTCATGTCAGGAGCATTACCGACACTGATCTGATTTTGCAGGTAACGCTCAAATTCGAGCGGGATTGCCGTTTGGCTCATTGGGTACCTCCTCGATACCGATAAAAGGTCGCAACCTAAAGGCTGGCAATAAAGACTTGTTGTTGATGTTCAACTGGCTGTGGTTTCACATTCATTTCAACGGCTTGTTTAGTCTCTGCTAAAAACAGGCTGAAATTGTGTGAGAACTCACCACTGGCAACGGTTAAGGTTGTCGGGAACGTCACTTGAAAGCGGTAACGGCGACATGTCCGCCCATACTGTTCAATCAGTGTTTGAACCAACTTGGTGTTATTGGAAATATCACCGTCTGTTAGCTCAATAGTGCAAACATCCCACTGCACTGCATCTTCACGTTCTTTAAACGCTACGATACCAATGCCCAACCTTTCAAAAATTCGCTTAAACCCTGCAACGCTGCCTGCGTCTTTGGCATTCACGGCCGCGTATTTCACTCGCTTTCGAAACAGCGAAAGCGGCTCACCCTCAAAGCGTTTGATGTCTCTATCCCACGCCATTAGCTCCAAGGTGTTTTCGCTGCATGTCAGCGAATCCATTTGGCGAAGCGGGAACAGTAGCCAACCCCAAACCATTTGGAAGAATGCGAACACGCCTTTTGATAGAAAGTGCGGCTCTTTGATTTCTTCCGACGTGGTGCTTCCGTCTTGCCACCATGGAACTACCGTTTCCGGTAACTTTGGTGCATGTTGCTCTTGGTTATCGCTTTGAGGTTCAGACATGGCTTACGACCTTACCATTAGCGTTTTCAAACGTGGTTGCTCTAGGTCGCTGATAATGTCCTCTTGAACCTTCCCGCCTACGGTGAACTTTACCGATTCGACCTGCGCCATATTGGTGTGAATATCAGTACCAAGCAGAGAAAGGCTAAAGCGGCTTTCTGGTTTGGCGCGGGTCATTTCTGGATAAGCTGCCGTCTCACGAAATGCTGCCCTGATACGGTCTTCGACTTCCAGCAGCTCGTTAACTTTGTTTGCTTCGTCTAAGTTGGCCACCAAAACAACATCGGCGATCACATCGTGCTCAGTATCTGGAATAGCCTTACAAGTCAGCACATCACCATGACCGTGATGCCCTTTAGCCATAATGTGGTCATTTAACTGGTCAAGAACGGGCTGCGGTGTTGCTCCGACTTCCATCAAGATCAACGCTTCTGCAGTGCCCGGCGTCACTTCACCTGTATTGTTGAAATAGATGTTGTCGCTACGAATCCCGGCAACACTGGAAATAATAGAGCGGTAAACATCATCAATATGCCACTCACCTGAACTGGTGAAAGCGTTCTGAATACGCAGTGCCAGTTCTTCATTGCTTTCAGCATCTGCGCCTAATTGGGTTATCCAGTCAGGTTCGTTAACCGCATCGACAATGCCAGGGATCTCTTCTGGAATGATATTGAAGTAACCGGCAGGTAAATTAAAAGCTGCGCCAGCTTCGAATGCTTCAACCAATACTTTGCCCGTTAGCTGACCAGCTTCAATCACGGTTTCAGCAAGCACTCGAACTTTATATACCACACCATCAATCGGCAGGGTTTGCACCACCTTACCCGCATCTATCGTTACGGCATCAGCCGCGTTCGCCTTGGTTAATGTGATATTGCCTTGTGTTTTCTCAGCGTCTTTCGGCTCGATGTCATGATCCCAAGCTTTCAATTCCAAGGCCCAACGTTCTGCAGTCGCCACAAACATATTCGGCATGACGTGTTCTGCTAATAGTGTTCTGATTAGCCATACACATGGAGTAACCACGGCTGCGCGAACCCATCGCCAAAACGGTGACATTTCAGAGTCGTTAGACACCTTGCTGCCAGCGCCTACCACTTCTAGTTTTAGTTTGGCCTCGAATTCATCTTCGGTAACCGGTACACCCGACTCACTTAAAATCTTGATAAAGTTTGCACTTGGTCGTTTGCTCATGCCCCGTTACCTCCTACAGAAAGTTCTAGATCACCATATTCATAAGCGGTTGCGGTTAAGGTGATGTCACCCGCTTCTAATTCTGTTGCGGTGGCAGTGCCAGGAACGACTCTGACATCACGCTCGGCTAGCTGCTCTATCTGCACCATTACATCACTGCGCAAGGCTGGGTTACGCTCTGCCACCAATTGACGCGCCAAACCTGACTCCATAATGGCGTGTTTGATATCTTGCGCGATACTGTATAAATCGCTGCACTCGGCAGGCTGTTGGCCCGCGTCCATATCCCAACCACCATCAATTACTTTGATGTCGATGTATTTTTTGCTTTCTGACAAATCGCTATCCGGCATTGAGTTCATCCCATTCAGCTAATTGGTCCGGTGTAACCCCGTTCGGCGCAGTAATGTAAACGTCACCGTATGAAGTCATGTTGCTACCTTGCGGTTTATGTGTAGTCGTGACGTTCTGAACCATATTAGGCGGAAGCGTTGGCATTGTGCCTGGCTGTTTATAGTCAGCAATGCTGCCACCGTTAGACGGCGGTATTTCTTGCGTATCAGACACCAGTGACGGATTGTTTGCCATATCAACAGCGGGATGAGGCTCTGAATTTACAAATGCAATTTCAGGAGCGTCGAACGGCACCGCCTCAATTGACTTAGGTGCATGGCGCTCAGCTTCCACTGCGGCGCTTACCTCCGGTGTTTCGATCTTGCTACCCAGCTCAATATCAACACCAGGGATCATATTGAGCAAATCAACAAGCCCCTCAATTGCTCCTGCTATCACATCAAACCAAGAAGCGTCTTTGAATGCGGCGGTTAAGTCGTCCCACCAATAAATTGCCGCTGTAAGTCCACCAATGAGTAGCGCAATACCCGCCACCACCCAAGTGATTGGGTTCGCCCATAACGCTGCGTTGAACAACCAAGCGGCGGCAGTGCTTGCCATCGCACTGATACGCAGTAACTTCATGATGCCGTTTAAGCTAGCCAATGTGACAGCCCAACCTGCAGACATCATTTGTCCGATTCCCATTGCGAGTGACAGTGTTGCCACCACACCACCAAGGGATAAACCTGCAATAGCGACATAGCCCAAAATTTCGGCCAGAAAAGGAAACTCGTCGGCCCAACCGACAACCATCATCAACCCGTCAGCCATCGAACCAACAACTGCATTGATAGATGGAAGAATGGCACCAAACACGGCTGCGCGAACGGCAAACCACACGGCTTGCAAGCGTTCCCATTGGTCGGTCATGTCACTTGCCATTTGTTCAGCTTTTGACATGCCCTGTACTTGGCCAAGTGTTTCAATGCTCCCTGCTAACCCTTCGGTATCAGCCATGAGTAACTTGATCATTGCTGTGGCTTCTTTTGTGCCAAACGCTTTATCCAGCTCTGCCGATTCCGCTACGCTAAGCGTATCGCCATACTGACCTTTGAGCTTTTCAAGGATATCCAGCATTGGAAGCATATTGCCGTGACTATCCGTAAAACTGAGCCCTAGTTCATCTTGGGCCTTTGCTACCCCACCCAAGAAAGCGCGATACTTAGTACCCGCTTCGCTGCCACTCATTGTTGCTTGTAACTTACCAAGAATCGCCATTTGCTCTTCCATGGCAATACCAGCCGCCGTTGCATTCGCTCCAACACTGGTAAAAGCACTACTCATGCCTGCGCCCGTAGTCTTGAACATCTCAACAGATTGAGCGGTCATGCCTGCGACTTGCTTAGACCAAATCCCAGTTCCCATTTCATCGGCACTATCTTTAAATATGCCGTACATAGTGCCCATATAATTGGTAATGGTGGCCGTGTCTGCTTTGGTTGCGGCCGCAAGTACTGCTGAGCTTTTGGTTATGTCTGAAAGCTCAGCACCGCGAATATCACCAAATGCCGATTTAATATCGTATGAGGCACCGACAATATCTGTCGCTGACTTACCATATTGAACCGATGTCCAGAGTGCCGTTTTTGAAAGCTGGGTAAGATCCTCATCCAGTACGCCCAGTGATTTCACTTCGCCTAACTTTCTGTCCATTTCAATCGCAGGCATCAACGCGTTTTGAATAGCAAAGCCAGTTGCAACCAAACCCGCGCCACCTGTCGCCATGTTCTGCATGCCTTGCTTGCCTGCTTCCATGGAAGATTGCACTTGTTTGGTAATGCCTTGCAGTGGCTTGGTTATTTGATCAACCAGTGCCACGTGCATCAATAGCTTTTCCATACTCATTGCGTAATGCTTACCCGCTCTTTACTTCTACTATTTACTGAACAATCGGCTGATTGCGCTCATCACGGCTCGTTCGCTCCGTTCAAACTGGTTTTTATCGAGCCAGACGGCACGACTTAAACTTTGTTCATCGTCGAGCTCATTGGGTAGAAAATGACGACGCAGGGCAAAGGCTTGTTCAAGTGGGTTATCTTCAATCCGCTTTGCCCTGTCGGTTATTTTTTTAGTGAGATTTCAATCCCACCTTTAGAGGCATTACTCACCGTTGCAAATAGCTCGATGGTTAAACCAGGCACGTTATCAAGCAATGCGATCAGCGCGTCTTTCTGATCCTGTTTTACCGTGCGAGTCAAATACGTGTATGCAGGCGCCACTTTGTTGTTTGGCATCATGTCATTGGTATGGTTGTTCGCGTCTTGCACCGTTGGTGTGAACTCAAAATCAGTACCACCGATTACGACTACTACAGGTTTTGATGTGAAAGTTGGTTTAGTCATGCTGCGTCTCTTCCTTTCAATAAGTTGTAAATTCGATCAAAGCCCGATGCCATATTGCGCTCCATTCGGTCGCCCAACTCTTTTACATCGTCTTTGGTTGCGTAAGTTTCAGCTACGTGGGTTTTATGTTCAGCCAAATCTTTAGAAACAGCTGTTAATCGGGTGATCACCGCACCCACGACTACGGCAATCAACATTCCTACTGCTGCAAGTGCAGCTAGCCAGTCCGCCATCTAGCCCCCTCTAATCGCCGTTTTCAGGGTATGAATTGCGCCCAATGGTGTATTGCCCATAGACACTTGCTTGTCTTGTGAACGTTTGTGAATGTTGATACCAAGAACTGTCAGCCCAATACCAAACAGAGGCGTCATAGCTACCACGCTATTCACTACAGTGGCGGCTTGCTCTGGATGAAACATCATGACGACAGCTAGGCTCAAAAACAGCAATACCCAAGCAGCGCACATCGAGTAACCCCAAGTCGGACGCCAGCGACGCACATAAGGATCATTACTAGCAAGCTCAGCCTGCATCGTTGCGTGTTGTTGAGTGAGGGCTAACTTGCGTTCTTCGCTCTCGAGCTTTGCGTGCTCAAATGCCAAGTGTTTCAGCTCTACTTCATGAAGCGCTTCTAACTGTTTTAGTTTCAAAATGGCTTCTGGATTTGCTGCCAGTTCTTTCTCTATTGCCTGCTGCGTATTTTCGACACCGAGTGCGCTAGACACCAAGCCGCCCACTGCCGTACCGACAGGCCCGCCAATCAACGTTCCAATCAATGGAGCAGAACTGCCGATCAACGATTTAACCTTGTCCCACATAATCAGTCCTTAATAATGGTGAGTTGCGCAGTTTCGCCAGCTAACTCTGCCATGAGCACATTGAATGCTGCCGTGGAATTCACAACGGCCCACTCACCATTAACAAAACCAAAATCAACGCCTGGAGCTAAACATCCTTGCAACTCTTTAGGTGAGTTAGCCTTGTGGATTAGAATATGTGTGCGCAGACTTGGCCCCTGTCGAGTCACACCCAAAGTGCCCGCTTCTAAGGCATAGCATTCACCAAATCGTGAGGACTCATGAGGGAACAAGCTATATGTACCTTCAACAATGCAAGATTCGCTTGGCTTGTTATTCAACATTGGTCGTTCAACAACACAACACACTTTGCTGCCATCTTCACGATGCAGAGTCGAATACGTTCCGTGTTCAAAGTAGCGGCGTTTCATCAATAATTTTTTCATTGGGAAACCCTAAATTAGACCTTTCTCTGCTAGCTGCTGACAGCTAACGCAATACTTACAACCTGCGACTTTAATACGGCGCAGCTCTGGGATTTCATCGCCACACTCATGGCACTCTTGCTCACTTTCTTGCTCGCTTGTTTGAACTGACCGTTTACGTTGGCTTGCAATTGCCATTTCGGTGAATTTGGCTTCATTACTACTGGCATGGTCGATAAAGTCCGGCATTCGTTATCTCTCTAGTTAGGCTTAAAGAAGACCGCGAGTGTCGTCTTTGCTTAGGTATGAAATACCATTGATTCGAACAAAGAGCGGACTTGTCACAAAGCCTTTCAGCTTGCGCTTGGTCTTGTCACTGCTGTTAGGGTCAATGCTTAACAAATCTGAAATCTGCAGCTTCACACCGAATAGCTCTACTTTGTCTTCGTCGTCACCCGTATTCGCATAAAACATGCAATCGTGAGGTTTGATACCACGCCAGCTACCTGCTTCACGTGCCTTTTGCTGCAACTTACGAAAGTTGTTCAAGTCCAACTCATATTCCACTTCACAGCCAACTGCACCGTGAGTAAAACCCGTTGGAATACCACGCTCTTTATCAACGGCTGATTCATCATTGATGGTGGCGGTTGCTGATTCCACATGAACCAGAACACCCAGCATGTTTACGTCGAAGCTTCGACCTGTATAACGAGAATGCATTGATTACTCTCCTAGTCGTTTGTTGAGCATGATGCCGATGGTAATTTTCACTGGGCATTCATAAGGCGTAACCGCGAGCAAAATTTCCACTTCTTCACTGTTAACCCAAGTGATAGTGATGTCTTCATCTTGTGGCGGTTTGATTTCACCAGGAAACTCGTAGTCTCCGATTTTCTTTACCACTGCCATTTCGCGCAGGTCTTGAGTGAAATAGAGCTTGGCACTTGCTTCACTGCCTGGTGTCGAGTTGAATTCACGGTCAGCAATTCGAGCAATCGCACGTACACGAACTTTACGCGCGGCTTTCATCGCCACACGAATATGCCGCGCATCTTGAAAGTCACCACCAGGCACATCTAAGGTGCGGCCCGTTGTCCAATACTGCCCCGGATAATCTGGGTACCACATCGGAACTGCAATTCGAGCCGCTTCCAATGCTTTCAGCGTTGCCAGCTCCAAAGGCTTGCCGTCTTTATCCGTTGCCAGAGCCATGCTACCCAGTACGCTGCCTGTTTTTACTCGTGCCGGGGAATCTGCGATCGATACTTCTTGGTTTGCCAAGCGGCCTGCGTAGATACCTACCGTTGAGTTTTCTTTGTGGACTTGAGGAACAACGGTCATGTACTCACTTGCGATGCTTTTTGGTACCGCGACTGTTGCTGCCAACCACTGCGCCCACGTTTCACCTGACACCGAATCATCATTGATAGCGGGCAAGGTGCAGATCATGAGCACCTCACGACCTAACTTAGCTTTGAGTTCAGTCCGGCAAGTTACAGCGGCTTCTAGGGTTGATGTGCCAGTATCGGGTTTATCAAGCACAACCGCTTCGAAGCTCGATGTTTCATTGGCTTTAAAAACGGCGGCTTGCCAACTGTCTGCAGGGTCTAAAACGATTACACCTGCAGTCCAGTTTTGTTTCCCGTTTAACTGGGCCGCTTTTAGTGTGAGCATGTGCACTGGGTCGATGTTATCGAACGTGCTATCAGCAAAGTCTGTGGTGTTGTCTACCATGATTAGGTTGCGCTCAGAGCCCGCAACGGTGCCGTACACAACAAACAGAAAGTGAAATTCAACGCCCGGAATAGGTCCGCGCATCATGTTTAGAATGTTAATAATGACGGTAGGCCATGCCATGTTTAGTTGCTCCTGTTTCGTTTCAGTTCGCGCTTGATAATCATTGCTGCCCGTTTGGGGCTGATGCCTATCAACCGGCGCTCTTTTCTATCGACTGCCCACTTACGAGCAGGCTGCTTGTTTTCCAAGTCGCTAATCAGTTTGGCGACCTCTGCCACCGTCATGTTTTGAGTAATAAACTTTAACGTCGGCTTTTTGCCTCGTTTCTGCCGTCCTTGAGGCGGTAGCCTAAAACCTAAATCGCGTAGCTCTTTCGCCTGTTCTCTCGTTGCCGGGTCTGTTTTCTTTGGCTCTTTGGCTTTCTTGGCCTGCTTGAATCTCTGCTGCAATCCGCTTTGTTCTGCTTCACCAGTATGGTGAGCCAACGCAACAGAACCTCGTCTTGATGGCCAACCAACAACCAGAGTCCGGTTACTGTCTTTTTGAAAATGCTTTAGCCGCTTGGTAAAACCCCTAAGCATTTTCTTTCGGCCTTTCTTACGCTTCGCCCAAGGAGTGCCGTCTGGGTCACGCTGCGCTCGAATGTTCTTTTTGGTCGTCTTGGTGATGTATTTTCCAAGCTCTTTCAGCACTCTAGATCTGGCTTTTTTATTAAGTTTTAGTAGCTCGAACTGCTCTTGAACTCGCAGGTAGCTACGCTTATCGGCCCGTATCTCAAGCATTCCGAATAACTACCTTTGATAGTCTTTCCGCTTGCCAAATATCATACTCTTCAATCTTCCAACGTTGACTATTCCAATAGATTGGTCCGCTTGGATCTGCCTTCACTTTGACAGGTTCTTCAAAAATGACTGAGATCAGCACTTCGGCGTTGCTCTCATCTTCTAGCACTATGTCGACGTCTGGGTCGTCTAGGTCTTCAATGCGGAAACGGCCTGAATCGTTATCCATCAACCAAGCTCCAACATTCGCGAACAACACCGCTGGGTCATATTCTTTAAAAGGAAACTTATCGAAGTAAAAGTCAGCAACATAACGTTGATAAAGCAGGTCGAAACCTTGCCCCATGTGCTTCGTTTCCAGTTTCAATTCCACCTTGCCCATTTCACATTCCATGCGCTTGGCTATCTTGTCGCCCACTACACTGGATAAAAATGCGTTTAAGTCTCGTAACTTGTAACCGGCTTGATACTGAGTATTCATCGCCGTTCCTTTCACAACAAAGCAGCCGACGAACGAGAAACACCCAGCATATTTCTAATCACTCGTTGGCTTTCTGCCATTAGGTCGTCACGTGTGTCTGTTGATCTATCAGCGAGGTGGTCACCTTTATCTTTGGTATGAACCGTTGCAATATCTGGAAGTAGATCAGCTTTAGCCCTCGAATTAACCGCAGATTCATACTGAATCACTAAGCGGTTTTTCCCATTTACAATGGGGGTTACAGGTACATCAGCTGCACTCCCATAACCTTGCTCTAGATACTGTGTCTTTAATTTTGCGAGAGCTCTGTTCACTTCTGCCATTGCATTCACTAAAGCAATCGTGATGCGATCAGGATCTTGCGCTGCTGGTATTCCCCTACGCTTTTCAAAATCACCGACGTTTAAGTTGGGCCAGAAACCATCATTAGTGATTTCCGTATCTTGATAACGCGCATCTGAAGAACCCGTAAACATGCTTAATCCCTTTTAAATAGGTGCGCCTCTAGCCACTGAGTCGACGGAATAAACAGGGTGATAAATCACTTATTCTTCCTCGTCAGCCGAGGCGCGACGGCTTAGGAGCTGTTAATTAGAGGTTGTCGCCACTCTCTAATGCTCGGATACGTTGGTCGATGTTATCGATCATGGTTCCAACACCAATAGCACTGTATTGCTCATGCGCATCTTCAAGGTGTGTACGGGCTTTCTGAAGCGTTTCAATATCACCGACAGAAGCCGCATGAGGCTTGCCTTCATCGTTACGAAGTAGATACAAACCTGCGAACTTCAACCATTTCGCCGTGGGCTTTTCGTTGATGCTCCACTCGTTGGTCACTTTCTCAAACACCAGGGAGAAATACGGTTCAATTGATTGGCCTTTACCCGCCATACGCTCCGACCAAGCCAACACTTCATCAGCGCAGAATGTGGCAAAGTCTCGCTTGAATCGCTCAGGAGTATCTAACCCGCGTTCGATAGCAATGTCACACCACTCAATGGCGGTTTCTAGATCTTCGATATCGAAGAGCCAAATTACCATTTGAGCAAATAACGGGTTATCAAACTGCTCGTCACCAGCAAGGTAAGCTTCAATCGCTTCACGGTATTTCGGGACCAAAACTTCACGCTTGTGGTTAACCTTTTCATCCGTTCGATTGAAGGTTTTAAGCACCTTCAAATCACTTTCGAGTTCAGCTAGAAGCAGGTGTAAACTGTTTGGGTTAGCGACAAACTGCTTCTCAGGTGTCGATTTCTTTTGCTGTTTTGCCAATGCTTCTTGGCGTAACTTAGCTAATGGACTTGCCATGATTCACCCTTACGCTGGTACTGGTTCAACAACAGTTACGTCTTCGATAGCTGCAAACTTGTTGTAGTTGCCCACGGCATAACCTTCTTGGCGAAGATATGACGTTTCGAAGCGCTTACGGTCTTCTTCATTGCGAGACTTACGCCACTGCGTACCCTTTTGAGTCAGGATCTGCAGGTTGGTTAAGTTCGTTACCCAAATCATATTTGGTGGGAAAAATGGCGGTGTATACACGGTTTTACCAGCAACGGTCTTAGCCAAGCTCTGCGCGGCTTTATGCTCAGTCGGTACTTCCGCTGATTCCAATAAGCGATGCTGCTCAGCAGCCACTAAGTTGCGGCCAATCAGTACGACTAAGTCAGGGTCACCTTGGTGAACCTCATGAATAGTTGTATTGATTAAATCATTCACTAGCGAATCGAGGTTTTTATACGCCCCTACAGTTACGCCTGTTGAATCTAGCTTGGCAGCAGGAAGGACTTGAGCTGGAGCCTTTTCTTTCGCTAACTGTAACCACCCCTTATTTACGTCTTGCCCCATAGGGTTAGCTTTGGGGTCAGTACTCTCACCCGCAATCGAAGTACCGTGGAAACCAATACGCAGCTTATCTAAGGCAAAATTACGCGTGATGGCGTTATTCATCAGCTTCATCCACTGACCTTTGCCACCCGAGTTCGCCCAGATTGTCATCGTAATCCAGTTGATATGAGCGCCTGAGTCCGTTTCGGTAAGCTCGTAGGTATTGCCGCTTTGGTCAAGAGAGCCCATGAATCGACCGTCTTTAACTCGACCTGTCAGTAAACCACTGTCACCCACATCGATCACTTGGCCTTTAATTTGGTCAACCGAGATATTCGAAATACGGTTTAAGAAAGAGTCAGATTCAACAATGGCTTGGCGAAGCTTCGTTTCCATCACAGGCGTGATGTTGAATTGCTTAGACGCATCTACAACACCGCCCGCTTTTGCTACGGCTTGGCAATATTCATCTAAAAATTGAGTCGATACTGCATTGAGCATTTACACGACCTCCACAGTTGATTCGCCGCCATTGCCTTCTTCACCTGGCTTTTGACCTGGCTTTTCTTGCTTTAGCTCTGCGAACTGGGTTTCAAGGTTTTGTACTTGCTCGGCTACAGGAGCAAGCTGCTTCTCTAATTCACTAGAAAACTGTTCTAAAGAGAACGTTTGAACTTCACCTTCAGGTGTAGGTTCGCTAGGTGTTTGCGCCTGCAGGTTAAACTCTTGCTTGAGTTCATCCTTTAGCTCACCTTTCATAATGCCGAACTGCTCTTTCATTGCAGCTTTGAATTGTTCTTCTGTCACTTCTTCTTCCTCTGGTTCAGGATCAGGTTGTGGCTCTGGTTGTTCATCACCAGAATTGAAAAAGGCATTACACAAGGCAAAGAATCGGTCTGTCTTTGAGTAACACTCATCAAGGCTGATTTCTTCCAGTTGGCTGCAACTCAGCTCTGTGGTTTGACCTTCTTGTCGCGAAAACTGAAGTAATGAAACACCAGACGACGCTGGGGAATCAGTCACGGCTAATCCCATCAGGTAGCACTTTCCTTGCCCTTTATAGTCTGGATTTGGTTCTATGGAGGTAAACAGCTTCTGCCCAAGCTTATTGGCTTCAAGTAGATATTGATTAGGTTCAAGTTTGGCAAACAAGCGCATTTTCCCATCCACTTCTTCAGCTTTAACCGCAAGCACTTTGCCCCAGTTACTTCCGTAACCAGCAAAGCGTTTGTGTTCAGGCCAAATCAAAGCGGTGTATTCACTCAAGGCATAATTTTCTGCAATCTGCATGAGCCATTCTCGGGTGATCTTACGACCATCAACCGTTGGCCCTTCTGTTGCTACAATTTTCCAATCACTGGTTTTTGCCATTTGAGTTTTTTACCTAGTATTAATTTGTCAGTTAGGTGTTTCTGGCATTCACAATACGCCTTTGATTTACCTGTTTCAGCCACTTCAATTCCGACCAATTCGGATACAGGACGTATCCGAATCCATCCGAATTTTGCTATGCAATTTAGGCCGTTACCTCGGCGTATGATTGGTTCATGGCATATTCTCCTGAAACACGACACGCGGCCCGTTCCCTTTATTTAAAGGCTTGGACGCCCAATGAAATCGCTTCCGAACTAGGTTTGAACAGCACCAGAATCATTTATCACTGGGCTGACAAATTTGGATGGCGTGATATGTTGCGCGAGCAAACGATTGATGAATCGATAGCGCGTAGAATTGAAACCCTGCTTGAACTGGAAAACCCAACCAAAGGCCAGCTCGACATGCTTGATAGGCTCATCAAGCACCACGTACAACTTAAAAAATTCCATGCTCAAGCTCAGCCAGTTGGAGAGAAACACTCACCCACTGAAACAGAACCTACGGCTAAAACTAACAGTAAAAGCTCTCGTTCTAGTAAGTCTGACGACAAGCAGAAAAAGAAGAGCAAAAAGAAGAACAACATTGCAGAGCTGACCAAAGAGAACTTCGCGACCTGGCATGAATCGCTCTTTGAATATCAACACACGATGCGTAACAACCTGCACCAACGTACTCGTAATATTCTTAAGTCCCGTCAGATTGGCGCCACCTATTACTTCAGTGGTGAAGCATTAGAAGATGCGATTTTGACTGGCGACAACCAGATCTTCTTGTCCGCTTCTCGTGCACAGGCAGAAGTTTTTAGAAGCTACATTATTGCGATTGGTGAAGAGTTCTTAGGTGTTGAATTGACGGGCAACCCGATCATTCTGTCTAACGGTGCCGAGCTACGCTTTCTATCGACCAACTCAAAAACCGCGCAAAGTTATCATGGCCACGTTTATGTGGATGAGTATTTCTGGATCCCGAAATTTGATGAACTCAACAAACTCGCGTCAGCCATGGCGACCCATAAGAACTGGCGTAAAACCTACTTCTCGACCCCTTCAGCTAAAACGCACCAGGCTTATACATTTTGGACCGGTGACCAATGGCGTAGAGGTCGTGATACTCGCGCCAATATTGAGTTTCCTACCTTTGACGAATATCGAAACGGCGGTCGACTTTGCCCGGATAAGCAGTGGCGTTACGTAGTCACGATTGAAGATGCAGCTGCAGGTGGTTGTGAGCTTTTTGATATTGATGAACTGCGCGACGAATACAGCAAAGACGATTTCGATAACCTGTTTATGTGTATTTTCGTTGATGGCGCCAGCTCCGTCTTCAAGTTCTCAGCCCTTGAAAAAGCCATGGTAGACATTAGTCGGTGGCAAGACTTCAAGCCCAATGACAAAGACCCCTTCGATCGCCGTGAAGTTTGGCTAGGGTACGACCCAAGCCGAACTCGAGACAATGCTTGTTTAGTTGTCGTAGCACCGCCCATTGTTGCCGTTGAAAAATTCAGAGTACTTGAAAAGCATTACTGGCGAGGGTTGAACTTTCAGTATCAGGCGCAGCAAGTCTCAAAGGTCTTTGAACGTTATAACGTGAGCTATTTGGGTATCGATACAACGGGCATTGGCGCGGGTGTCTATGACCTGATTAACAAGAAACACCCGCGTGAAACCGTGGCTATTCAATACAGCAATGAGAGTAAGAACCGGTTGGTGATGAAGATGATAGATGTGGTCGAAGCCAACCGCATTCAGTTTGATGCTGAGCACAAAGATATCGCCATGGCATTCATGGCCATCAAACGAGCGACCACCAATAGCGGTAACAACATGACCTTCAAAGCAGAGCGCAGCGAGTTAACCGGACATGCCGATGCATTCTGGGCGATTTCTCATGCCTGCATTAATGAACCGCTCGATCACTCTGAAAAACGTAAATCAACATGGCAGATGTAAATCAATGACTGAACAGACAACCGAAATAATCACGAAAGAATCCGCTAATGATGAAAGCTTGATGTTTAGCTTTGGTGAGCCGGAAATCATGGACCGTGATTTCACCAACTACGATTACAACGAGCTTTACTACAACGAAGACGGTGACTACTGGGAACCTCCTTTGGATAGAGCTGGGCTAAACAAACTCACTAGAGCCAACGCTTATCACGGTTCTATCTTAATGGCTCGCCGCAATATGATCTCAGGTCGTTACACCCAAGGCGGAATGCAAAAGCAACAAATGCAATCAGCCGTGCATGACTTCTTAGAATTTGGTGACACTGCCCTGCTTAAGCTGCGCAATTACTTTGGCAAAGTCATTGGGCTATGGCCTATTCCTACTATGTATTTACGCAAACGTAAGAATGGTAATTTTGCTTTCTTAGAGCGGGGCGACAAACAGAAGAGTTACAAGAAAGAAGACGTCATATTCATCAAACAATACGACCCAGTCCAGCAAGTTTACGGTGGACCAGATTACCTTGGTTGTGTTCAATCAGCTTTACTTAGTCAAGACTCAACCACGTTCCGCCGCCGCTACTATAAGAACGGTTTGCACATGGGCTTTATCTTCTACGCGACCGACCCGAACTTAAGTAAAGAAGATGAAGACGACCTAAAGCAGAAGATGGCTTCAAGCCGTGGCGTGGGTAACTTCCGTTCTATGTTCATCAATATTCCAAACGGCAATGAGAAAGGGATTCAACTCATACCCGTTGGCGACATTGCGACCAAAGATGAGTACGAGAAAATTAAGAACGTCACCGCACAAGAGGTGATCACCGGCCATCGCTTCCCTGTTGAACTGGCTGCTATCATTCCAAACGGTGGTACGCGTGGTGACCCTATTAAATTTGATTACGTTTACTGCAAAAATGAAGTGATACCCGCTTGTGAAATGTTCATGGACGCAGTGAACCGCGACCCAGAAGTACCCAAACACCTGCATTTAACCTTCAATTTGAACAATGTTGCGGCCTAAGTAGCGTGACATTTTTCGCAATTTTGTTTTTCTCTTTAATTTGCGTTCAGCCCTTGTGCCATAAGGGCTGAACAACACCGAAAATGATCATCACAAAAAACAAACGATCATTAAAAAACTGACCTAAAACACAAAAACACAATACTTTCAACCACTTAACAAAACACATCAGATCAACACTGATCATCAGAATTTCAATTCCTTGCAATTTTTTGCATTCTTCGCAAATTTATTAGGCGCTCTGTAAGCCATTTTAAGCACGACTAACTTAATGCGATCCCCGTTATTCCTAAAGGGCTAGCGGCCTGTTGGATTCCCATCACGGCGGCAGAATTTCACTGAAATAGAATTGCGAAAAAATGAGATCAAAAACGTCGCAGGCGGGTAGGAGGAGTGCGTTTTCCGTGGGTTGGTTGTGCTTTCTGTGGGTTTGCAGGCATTTATTTCAAGCACAAAAAAACCACCGCGAGCGGTGGCTTAGCTTATAATGAAAATCTATCTAACTTCTTTTTCTTTTACTCGTTCAATCGTAAGCTGTTTTACACGGTTCTCAATGAAAACAAACACGTTACTTGAGAACATACCCACGATCACAGCGACCAATGCCATCAAATAAAAGTCATCACCTAATTTAAGAGCAGCTCCTTTAGCAACTCCTTGTGCCTCTAAATGTGGGGCTGCAATCATCAGTAGGATTTGGCTTTTTATACCAATCCACGAAAACATCGCCATCAATCCAGATGCTCCAATAGAGGCTACCGCTTTCTTAGCTGGAACATCTGACAACATAAGGCGAGAAAACGCCCCTAACATTCCAAATAAAAATGCGATAGATAATGTAACTCCCGCATTAAAAGCTAAATTCAATAACTTAAGTGTCTCTTCAGACAATATAAAAGCGCTTGCGTTACGAAATGCTATTAGGTTTAGCATCCAAACCATGAAAATAACAACCAAGACTAACAGAGATAGTCGGTTAAACGTTGACCTCTTATCAGCTTTCATCTGTCTGTTTTCTCTCTGAAGCACAGAGTTGTCTATAATTAGACCAGAAGTCTTCGAGTTCAATAAAGAGTTTTCATACTCCAAATCTTTAGATTCTTTTTCCGCCATTGATATTCCATATGCAACATTTTTATTTGCGCAGACAATACCAGAACAAGATCAAGTATTCCATCGGCTTTCGATTCAAAGCTAGAACTGTATAAATCATCACCATAATTTAGTACCATGGGCTTATCATTTAGATAGGTTTATGGTGTCATATGAGAGTTATTTGCCCTGAGTGTGGCGAGAAATCCCGCATACAAAAATCAAACCGTATTTCAGCGGGTTATAGCGATTTATATTGTAGTTGTAGTGACCCCGAATGCGGTCATTCCTTTGTGATGAACCTAACCTTCAGCCATACTCTTAGCCCTTCGGCTAAAACGACTTCTCAGTTAGCTTTTGAAATGGTTAAAGCCCTGGCACCCGATCAGCGCCAAGAACTAAAACAACAGCTATCAATCCTCTAAAGTTTAAATTCTGGGCTATCTCCACCATCAGCCATCTCAATTAGCTGCTTCATTGCGGCTAACTTTTCAGGCTTCAACTCTTCTCTTTGGTCTGCAACCAATAAACCCATCAAATAAATACCTACATCAGCTCTGCTTTCACCTTCAGTGCTGAGTGCTACAGCATCTATAATGAACTCCATCGCTTGTAAAAATATGTCCTGTTGTTTTAATGACATAGCTCTACTCCAAACCAAAAGACTGGATGAATATACAGTACTTTTGTAAATATTCATACAGTGTTTTTATGAAGCGAGATTCATCCCTCATTCTGATAACTAATCTAAGCTTCATACCAGCGGCCATTCAGCGATTTCAGAAAAGAACGACAAATTAGGCTGTTCATATTCATAGTCGTCATCTTCTCCAGTTAAAGGTTCAGGCTGTTTTACCTCGAATTCATCTAGCCAGCTTAAATCTGGCTTGGGTTGATACTCTTCAACAAGCTGGGCTGTGCGAACCGTGCCGCATGGGAGGTGCTCCGCAGGGCGGATTCTTATACTCGTTTCATCATCTATTCGAATTGAGCTACCTTGTTGCAGCGCGATTAGAGCTGAACTATCAATGTTTGGCGGTAACCCACCACCTACTGAGTAAGGTTCTAATAATCGCTTAAGCTGATCGCTGACCTGTACTTTCTGCGGTAGCGTACAGTTATTGACAGAACTCCGAGAGGAATCGGAGATTCCAGAAAGAGCAAGATCAAAAGCCCCCGCTTCAGCTTCATCGCTCTTTTCTGTTTTTGTTACTATCTGCCAGGTCTTAAGGCGTGTCTTTACCAACTCACCTGCAGCAACAAAGCCTTCTATCTTGCGAACGTCTTCGCCATGCGAAGAAGCAAACGGCAGCACTTCATAAGAGTTCGTGATCAACAAATCCTCACGCTTAACGAATGGCCCACCCTGCCCCATGATGTAGCCTTGCCAGTTACCGTGGTCGGCCGCTTTCATTGTTCCTGCGACATTCACTTGGTTTGTACTAGCTCTCGCCTCATAGTTCTCAGCAATCACAGCCACTAATTCAGCATTCGTCATGACATGCGCAGGCTTAAAGGGACCAACCAAACGGTACAAAGACATTAGGTAAATAGAAGCCAGTTCTTCACGTTCTTGCTTGAAAACGTATTCCATAAAGGCTTTCTTGTTTTGGCTAGCTAGGCGGCGTAGTTCACGGTAAGTAGTAACCGGCGCCCCACCAAAGAATTGAAATTGACGAATACCCCAACGGCTCTTCCAGGCGTTGACGTTTTTGGCCATAGCTTGCACAGATTGCCCTGTCTCTTTCGAAACCTCTTCACCCATGGCATAGCCATCAACATTTTTAGAAATGTACTTAGCGATGTAGCCTGTTGCTGTGCCTTTTTCTGGGTCGATGTACCCAAAGTCACAACGAGGCTGATAATTGAATGGGCCTTGAATAGATTGCTTCTTCGCTGCTCGCTTTGCGTTGCGATCGAAGAACGGGTAAAGCTCTTCTTTGTCTTCAACAACCGCATAGCGAATAAATACATCACGCACCTTGGCCACATGCTCAGGCTTAACCCAAATCAGCAAATGCCAGTGCGGAGTACCATCATGATGTGGCTCAGCAACGCGAATACCAAACCAACGAATTTCATCACGGCCTAACTTGGCACGAACGCGCTGCCAAACCTTATTCAAATAGGTTTGTGCTTCACGTGGGCTCGCGCCGTTCCAGTGTGGAATGAAGCCGCCTTTCTTATAGCTATTATGATATTTCGATGGTGTTGTCAGCGTTAAGAACAAACCTTGTAGGCCAAGTTCATTACCGATATCTTCACAGCCACGACAACGAACCATTAACTCATGGCGACGAATGGCAGGGTTCGACATGCTTTTCAACACCATGTCTTCCATTTCAACTTCTTCGCCAGTGGTCTCTTCTCTAAGTAGCTGGCCCTGAATGAAATCCCAGTTCTTCTTTTGCTGAACTTTATGTTCTTGAATGCAATCCCATGAAGCATAAGGTGACGCCTTCGCCGACACTTGCCCCATAGCAATAGCCAAGTGCTCGCGCATAATTTTGCGAATGCGCTTTAAGCGTCTAAACCACCACTTTTCACAACTCAACTTTGAGATAAACGACATGATATTTTCAGGCGTAATCTTCTTGTCATCGCTTGGCGTTTTTACCCCAAAGCTACGCACCAAAGAAACGCACTGCTTGTAGACCATTAGCGCTGCGATGTTCTCACCGTTCTCGGTTTCACATTCAATTGTCTGAGTCAGTACCGTTTGATAACGAATCAAGATAGACACAATTTTAAATGCCATCTGTCGAAGTTCATCTTCAACTAACTCGGCAATGATTTTGCTTCTAACAGGTTTCCGATTTTTCTCTGCCTGGTCGAAGTCGAAACTGGCTTGTTGGTCCGCTTGTTCAAAGTTGTTTTGCTGAGGCTTGCTATCATCATCGACAGCATCACTCAGCAAAGCAACCTTAGAAGTAGTAGGAAGTTGTTTGTATTGCTCTAACACCAACAGAACACGCCTATGCGCGGGTACCATTTTTTCACGAATGAAAGTGTTTGCGACAAAGCGGCCTTGCTTCTTAAAAATCGAAACATAGCGATTTGCGAAGTACTTAGTTAGGTAATGAGGGAGTTCGGCAAAGTGTTCAGAAAGCCATTCTCGATCTGCGGGGTTAACTTCATATAACTTGCGCTCAACAACAGAAAGGTTTTCAGGTTCACGCTCGAACACCTGGCGAGAAGACAGAACCAAGTTGTCTGGGATTGGGGTAACTACTTGTTCACCACCAACCCATTCAAGGAAGGCTTCATGTGATCGCTCTTGTTGCTGTTCATTAAATTCAATACTGCTGATATCAACATCTTGATACCACGAAATAAGGCGCTCACCAGAGGTTTGAACCTTCTGTTGCGAGCGCCTATTTTTCTTGGATGCATAGGTTGATTTCATTAACACTCATCCAAGAAATCTTCGGGGTTACGAGTGATCTTCAATTGAACCTGGATAGACTCATCACCAGATAGCAAAGTACCCAATAGCACTTCATTATCTGGGTGCTCACCTTCCAGCATTTCTACTAATAGAGTTTCAATATAATCAGGCGCTTCAGCCGCAACTTTCTGTGCTTCGCTCATAACGCAGCTAGCTCCTGTGTATCCATAACCATATGGCCACCGGTGTGGTTACCTTTGATAATCACACCGTTCAAAACGTGCTGGCAGTTGAACCGCTCGCAAGCCGTATCAATCGCAGGCTCTGGTGAGTCAAACTCACCCAACAACACGTTCTTTACTTCATTGGTTTCATCATGGCGAACAACGCCACCACCGCTATTCAGGGCAACTGCTACATAGCTCAGCATCAGCAAGCCTCCACAGTTGGGTAGCCATGTTCATCGGCCATATCACGCCACCACATTTGCATTTGAGTGGTTTGAGAAGTGGACTTATTACAAGCCGACACAAAGAACAGAGCACGAACGGCGCCTAAGGCTTGGTTTGCGATGTCTCGATCAGAAGCTGTGTTGTACACCACGATCCAAAAAGCCCACCAAGCGGTAATAAAATCTTCTAAACAAAGTCCCTGTTCAGTACCGTTCACATTCACAAGTAGTGCTCGCGTAGAGTCCAAGCTCAGCACATCGCCTTGGCTAGTTTCTGTGATATTGAAAACACGCATGAACTGTTCAATCTTACGAGTAGTAAACCCTTCTGAACGCAACGCGTGGTTCAAGTCTTTCTGATAAACAGAGATAGTGCTCATGCAGCCTCCTCCCCTAACTTTTTAAGTAGAGTCGTTGCCTCTGTAGCAAAATAGCGTGAGTCTTGAATCTGTCTTTCTAGATCAGCGGTTGTGAGTCCTGCCTCTCGAACCACGTCAATACCCGCTTCCATGCAGTCGGCAGCTTCAACTAAACGATCTCGTAAATGCCCCATCAAAATCACACTGTTTAAATGAGATGAATTTGAAAGAGAAAGAACGCATACCTCTTTGCTTAAACCAAACTTACCGCCTCGCAGTACGTGCGTAATTTCATGAACCAGGGAAGCCCCCGTTTTATGGCCTTCGCTGTCTACTTCATGCTGTATCAACACATCGTTGGCTTGATAGTTACGATCATTGACTCGAATTTCAGCCGTTTTACGGCCTAAACGAACCTCGTTGAAAAACTCTGATTGGGTTTTTACTTCATGTAATTTCATGCTTACGCCCCCACTGCCGATAAACAGAACTGCTCGAATTGATATAACGCTTCATCATCAAAATGGCCTAAGTCACGGAGGCCAAGCATTTCAAGAAACAGGTGGCGGTTACTCATATCCAAGTTCGCCCAATGGTGAAGCTGTGAAACTTGTTCAATCGAACCGTTGCGGTACCAGCTTGGAAATGAATAGCCAAAGAACACACGAGCTCGATCGCTTTCCATTGCTTCTTTGATATCGGCCAAAACGTCTTCTTGTGGGCGGTGGGTTGCGACCAGTTCTTGCTTCTTCGCGATAGCATCGAGCTGAATCAAAACTTGGTGTTGCTGCTCTTGATTGCTTGAATTAAAGCGCTCTGCGATTTGGTTAAAAGACTGACTAAATAGGTGTTCTTCAATATTACTCATCATCATTTCCTCAAATTTTGGATATAAAAAACCCTCCCTCTTTAAATCAAAGAGGGATAAAAGGTGTAGGCATAATGCCTAGTGGTTAGGTTGGCTTGGGTGTAACTGAGTTATGACCAGCGCGAAAGTACATCCTGCGCGTTGGCATCAATTCGGTTAATTTCCCGTGAAAGGCGCATTTGTTCAGCGCGGCAATCACTCTTGGAAAACTGAGCTTGTAACTCTTCACGTCTTGAACGAAGTGGCTTTAGTTGGCGCTCGCCAAGTTCTCTTCGCGTGCGCTGTAATGCAGAAAGGCCACGTTCTTTTTGCTCACGGTTCAAAGACCAACAAGGCAAATCAGGGCATGGGTTTTCTAGCGGTGGGACATCTAGGTTTGAATGTTCGACTGTTGCAACTGACATACTATTTTCCTCTAACTTAAACCAGGAATAGCCGAACCATTAGCGACCAAATCCACACTCATAGCTAAGAATGGGGAAACGCCTTTTGTGCGGCTTTCTATATCGTTGATAAGAAGCACAAGGTTGCTAATACCCGCTTGTGCCTTTTGAATAATGACGTGTTTGTTAGTGCGACTAAGGCGATCATTTCCCGCATGCTCTAAAGCCATGCGAGACAAGTCACCAGAGTGCATCGCGTTTTCTAATGCGCGCTTAATGAAAGTTTCTTCACTCGCATCATTGGGGATTTGTGCGGTCACCACACCGAGGCCAAGCAAAAGGCTATTAAGAATGGTGAAGTTGCCACTCGCCTTGGTGATCATCACAAGTTCTACACTGGTAAGGATGTGCGGCTGCTCTGGGTTAAGCTTGTTACGCAGCATTGTGGCATTCATATCCACGGCCTTTGCTAACTTGGTCATGTTCTCCGAGTTCGCAAATGCACAACACGCTTCGTTAAATGCCTTTTGTTTAGAGCCACGGAATTCGCACATTGAGTCAATTTCGTTCATAACCAATACTCAATTGAAGACAAACGGGACGAAAACGAAGCCCCAACCAAGAACATTAAGCCATAGCGGACAATACTCTTTGGTTGGAATTAGGGAAGATAAACGCATGACGGCCTACCCTAACTTTTCCATAGCTTCACGAGTCGCCATTTCAACTAAGGCGATCATGTTGATGAGAGGGGTTTCTTTACCTTTTGCTTTCTTTTTAATAGGTAAGCGACCATCAGCTACCCAATCCATGATGGTGCGTTTAGGCATTCCAGAGAACTGAGAGTATTGGTCATACGTCATGAAAGGCGTATTTAGGACTACTTGATATGAGAGCATAGTGATATCCTGTTATGTTATTGAATGTGTTGTACCGGACTAGCGAGTTGCACCTCGCGGTTAACCGTTGAGTGAAAATGTAGACTTTTTATGAGTGAATATCAAGAACAAATACCCTCTTTTGAGTACATTGGCGGTAGAGATGTAACAGAAAAGATGAAGCTCGTCACAAAAACAAGTGACTTCAAGTCGCTTGGTGAGTGCTTAGGTGTGTCAAAAGGCACGATATCGACTTGGCATCAGAGAGGATTGACCCCTTACGAAGTGATTGTGAGACTTCATTTGAGGACTGGAGCTTCTATCAAATATCTAGCCTTGGGAGAAGGTGAACCGTTTGATGACAAGAAAACCCATACATCCAAGAAAAACGAAGTAAAAAGACTCTTCGATGTTGATCTCTTTTCACTTTCAAACGGCAAGCTTGTTGGCAATGAAACGCTAGCTTTTGATAAAAGCTACTTAGACAAACTTGGGGTTCTGAATGTAATGGGCATCGAGCACGATGGGACTACATTCATTATCGATAAAGAAATTCACCAAGCAGTAAGCGGCACATACTTAGTAGATATGGACGGCCTACTATCGCTAAACGACATTCAGCGTTTGCCAGGCAAGAAGCTAGCGATCAGCTTTAACGGCTCGACTCTAACAGTCGAAGAAGATGAAGTGAGGGTTGTGGGTAGAGTTGCGTTGGTTATGGAGAAAAAGTAATTGGGTACACCGGAAAGAAATAACAGTCACGTGACGGGAGACGTTGGTGAACAAAGCGCAGCTTTACAATTTACTAAATGGGGTTGGACTTCTGAAAAAATCACCTGTGACTATGGTGAAGATTTATCTTGTAGCATATTCACTAACAAGAAAAAGACTCCTCTCTACTTCCGAGCACAAGTAAAATCTTTTTACTCAAAAACAGGGCAAGTGAGCCAACTATGTTCGGGAGAATTTAGTGTTCCAATAAAGTCCTCGACTTGTCTGTCATGGGCGCAAAGCTTTTTCCCTGTTATTTTAATTGTATATGACGAATATAACGATCAACTCTATTGGTCCGATGTAACACAAACAGTAAGAGCTAAGTCATTACAACTAAAAGGAGAAAGCATTTCTCTCCGAGTTAAGCCTACTCTACTCAAAAATAGCAAAACTGAACTTGAATCCTCCATAGCAGCTTTTTATTCGCAAATGTTAATGTTGAATCAGCCTGAATTTAGATGTGATTTAATTCCTGTTTTAATGCCTGAATATAGAGCTTTGAAAACATTGGGAATAAATGGGATTGGAGAATTACTCCCACCGGAAAACATGTCGGTAACGCCTTTCGGTTTAAGGTCATATCAGGATTTACCCGGTTGGTTGAGCACTATTTCATCACTATATCCGGACTCAATAGAGGTTTTTAAAGTAAGATCTAGTACTCAAAGCTTAGATTATTTTTTTAAAGAGTTAGAGTGTTTGATTGAATCCTTAAAAGTCTCTCATGATCCTGAACATTGGATATCTTTCATTGTTTCCCCGGTGTTGCTAACAGATGCGAATTCTGATGATTTTGCTTACCATAACATTTGGAGCAAGACCTTAACTGACTGGTCATGTTATAGCCTTTTTCACGAGAAGAGTTTTAACGACTATGACTTCGCTTTTTCGGTCCCGAGTAGTTTTAGTCGACAGATAGCAAGAAGATCTAGGAGTGTTCAAGGCTATTTTTATATATCGCCATCAAAAAAGTCAGCGGTACAAACATACGCACTTTGTAATCCCCCATATTCAGTTATTCAACATAGTGATAAATTTAGCTCTCTAGTTAAAAAGAGTTTTGCTCCATGGCAATGTTTAGAGCATGAAATCCAATCAATCGAAATTATGCTAAAAGAGTTAAGTTTAGTGTTCAAAATCTTAGATACAAATGATGATTTGATGAGTGGTTATATTTGTGAACCTCAATTCAACCCAGAAGCCGGCGGTATGTTCTTGCCAACAAGCTGGGAAGAGTATGATGTAGCCAGCGTTAAGGAACGGATTTCGTCATATTCAGGCCCGATAATCGGAGAACCAGGTACACAAGCAATCGAACAATCAGTCCTGACGAATTTCCAGCTGAACTCGAATGAGTCAAAACTGCCTCTATTAAGCATGCCTACCGATCATACTTTAGGCCTTCCACTCATTCATTCAGAAAGACAACTACTAATACAATTTTATTTTAACGAAAGTTCGGCATTTTCTAGTAAAGACCATTCATCGATAATAAGTCATCTAGTCAAGAAAACTCTGTTAAAGCCGATTTTTTTTGAAGTATATATAACTGAATCAGAGTTATGTGAAAGAACGTCAGAGCTTTGTATTTGTTTTAAACCCAACTTTGATCTTTCAACGGAAGATTTTTTAGCCAACAATGAGAGTAATATAACGGGAATAGTCCATAATTACCTAGTAGAGCTTAATTGTAATGTTTTAGCCCCTGAAGAATTTCTAAGTCTTAATGGAGAGATATACTTTGAAGGCAGTTCACCTTGGGGCAACTGAATTAGTAAATATTTATATTTAATAAAAAGCCCTGATATACAGGGCTTAAAAATTAATAAACAAAAACTATTCTAGATATCCAGTTCTAAATTTATCGACTAATTCATCAACTTTGGTTTGTTCTAAAAGAACACCATCATAATGGTTAGCTATTTCAACTAACTGTTCGTATGTTGGATACCTTAAGGTTCGTAAATCCGTAGCATTTACTTGAGTATGCCCGTTCATTTGCCTAAAGTATTGGTCTACTAAAGTACTGTTTAAAAATATCCATAATCCTTTCGCCAAACCTTCGTCTAACGGCATATTATTGGAATGAAAGTAGTTTGTCTTATTTTCGAACCCGACAACTGATACATCTGCAATATCAGCTGTATATATAGAAGCTGCGATCCTGCGCTTTTCCTCTTTCGCCGTTAACCTTCTGGTAAGCACATACGTACCATTAGGTACCACTAATTTTTCAGTGCTTTCATTGTTAAGCAAAGAGTTAGGCTTCTTAGAACCTTCGATAGGCCATTGAACCCCGCCATTTTGTAAATGCTGTGGGAATATCAAAGGCACTGAATGATCACATGTATCTTGCACCAAATTCTCACGAGTTCGAAAATCCACTACTCGCCCAGTACTTGCTTGAATACCCAAATCTTCTAAAGAACATGGTAATCCACCTGCAGCATGTGCAACTTTTTGTTCTTCTTCATTAGTGATTATATGAATAAATCGGTCTGGGTTATTCAGACTTACAACATCAGAAAACGGAACTTCAAATACCTCTGGATTCGGATCTTCAGCACATGAGCTTGATGCAACCTGTACCGTTTCAACTTGTTGTGCACCTTTCTTAAGGTGGAATATCACGTTCTCTTGAAGCACTTTGTCTGTTTTAAATGCAGATTTACGACTGTTAAATACATGTATCTTATTTAAAGAGCATTCATCAAGAATAAGCTTTCTGAAGTCATTGAAGTATGGCCCGTTACAAAAGCTTCTAGGAGTAATAGCAACAAGCTCTCCTCCATCCTCAAGTAACTTAACAGCTAATCCAACAAAAGCTGAATAGAGGTTACCCGTTTCAAATTTAACCTTTTTTATCTCAGCACGTTCTGGACCTTTGGCTGAAATTTTTAAATATGGAGGATTAAGTATCGCTTTATTGAAAGAAGGAGCAAACTCAACTTTAGTCAGCTCCTCTACAGCTAGTTTGATGAAGTCTTCTCGAATGACATTAGGACTCCAGTCCACATTAAATTCATTTAACAACTCTCCACATAGCTCAAGAGTTTCACCTAAATGTGATGCCATAACATCATCAATTTCATAGGCTGTTGCAGAGATTGAGTTAGCAGAGGCAGCGGCTTTAGCTACAAAAGCGGCGGTCAAGGATCCAACACCAGCTCCGGCATCTAATAGGCGAATATCACCAGACATATCGTCGAACATACTCGCAAGCAAGTTAGATACAGATGAAGAAGACATAAACTGACCTAACTTTCCTCGAAGGCTCTCATCCAAAAGAGAATTAGCTCTTTCTCGAATCCCATTTACTTCCATGTTGATGTCGTTCGGTATAGCCATAGATACTTCGCTCATATATTGTTCATTTGTACAGTAGTTCTCTTGATTAGAGTATGTCAGAAGTCACCTATTTGATAAAGCCATAACGAATGATAGGATGTAGTAAAGCGCACTAAAGCGTTACATAACGTTGTTAAGGCTATGGAAATAATGAAAAAAAATGACAAGATCACGTTTATAAGAGACGTTCTATCACGTTTAGGATTACCCGAAGCACAGCAAAATGACCGTTCCTGCCTAACTCTAGTCGCCCTTGCTGGATTAGGCGTCAATTCAAGCTACACAGATACGTCAGCAGAGCTAGTTACGACTCGAAATATAATGGATTTCATTCGAGATGAATATGAAGTCGAGTATGCAGCAAATACTCGCGAAACCATTAGAAGGCAAACTCTGCATCAAATGGAACAAGCCGGACTACTCGAACGTAACCGAGATGACCCTGCTCGTGCGACTAATTCGCCAAAAAATAATTACTCGCTAAATGCCCCTATTGTCCAAATTCTATCGGAAGGGCCAACAGGCGACTGGCAAACTCTCGTAGATCACTTTCACACCGTAGTACCAAAGCTAACTGAACAATACGAAAAGAAAATCAATAAACACAAGATTCCTATATCTCTTCCTGACGGGAAGACCATCGAGTTATCACCAGGCGCCCACAACCAACTCCACGCAGATATAATTCATGAATTCTGCCCTATTTTTGTTGGAGCCGGATGCAAAGTTTTATATATCGGTGATACCGCAAGTAGTCGTGGAAAAGAAGGTGGGAAATTACTTCACCTAGACACTGAATACCTGACCTCTATCGGTGTACCTCCAATGTCACATGAGAAGCTTCCTGATGTGGTCGTATACGATGATAAGCGCCAGTGGCTATTTCTTATAGAAGCCGTAACAAGCCATGGCCCGGTGAGCCCAAAGCGTTGGAAAGAGCTCGAAGATATGCTTTCAGAATGTAAAGTTGGTCGTGTTTATGTAACCGCTTTCCCCGACCGAAAGGAATTTAGAAAAAATGCTGCTGATATTGCATGGGAAACCGAAGTTTGGATTGCAGACAACCCTGACCACATGATCCATTTCAATGGCGATCGTTTCCTTGGGCCACATGACACAACGAAGGGCTGAAGTATGCCAAGTGAGATTAACCAATTTGGTTGGGTAATTCTCGACGTTCCTGAGGGGGCAGAAAGACTGGCTATCCAAATTCGACAAGAGCGCGACAAAATGTATGGAAACATATATGCCGAACGAGAAACCGACGAGCGCTGGGTCGGCGACCTAGGAGAAATTGTTTTTAAATCTTTTTTAAAAGACCGCAAAGTACCTAAAACGCAATTTGAGTGGATTCAAGAAGATGCTGCTGGGCGAGCTGACTTTATAATGATGGACAGCTCCAAACTTGATGTAAAGACAGTAAAACGAAAAGTGCCAGTTCGCTCCGACTACACAGCTCAAATTACAGCCCAACACATTGAAGAAGATGTTGAGCATTATTTTTTCATGTCTTACCAAAACAATGAAAAAAAAATGACTTTAATCGGTGGTATTTCAAAGGCTGAGTTTAAGAAACATGCCATCTATTATGGTGAAGGGGCACAAGTACATAACAACTATACAATCAGAGCAGGCCACGAAATATATAATATTAATGTGACAAAGCTTATTCCTCCGGATAGATGGTTAGAACAATTTACTAAATAAGAGCTCTAGAGCAAGTTTGAATATCAAAATAATCCAAAGACGTTGTTTTTTCCATCTTGCTCTAGGCCTTTAATTTGATGGTGCTTAGGCTCCCCACCAAACAATAAAATGTACAACTTCCGGTCTTGATACGTCCCCACTACATAGTGGTCTTTTTGTATCACGTATTCGATAGTTTCGGCTTCCTCATCGGTACACAGATACTTAATATCGACCAGCTTCACCCACTTCAAGCCGATTACATTTTCAGCTTCTATAAACCCACCAAATGGAGCCGTAAAGCGATTGCCTAGCTTCAATAGCGCATCAATCACCCCTTGGTTCTTCTTACTTTCCCCAATTGGACCATCACTGTTGATTTTGAAATGACTGTAGCCAGCAGTCACATGAATTGATTGATACATAACAAAAACCTATTAGCTTTCTTAGCACTTTGAGAAAGGTCTCTAACCTGTGCTTTTTGTCCGATATAAAACATTGTTCTCCGTTTTAGCTCGACTTATACTGTTTTTATATACAGTTATTTTAGGCTTTATTATGTCTATCCGCAATTTAAAAGATGGCTCTACCAAACCTTGGATCTGCGAATGTTACCCAAATGGGCGAGCGGGAAAGCGTGTTCGTAAGAAGTTTGCGACTAAAGGCGAAGCCAAGGCCTTTGAGCTTCACACAATGAAAGAGATTGACGATAAGCCCTGGATGGGTGACAAGCCGGATCATCGCAGGCTTTCTCAACTTATTGAGCTTTGGTACTCCCACTATGGTGCAACCCTTGCAAATGGCAGTGTCATTCATAGTAAGTTTCTAAGAATGGCTAACGCGATGGGTAACCCTGTAGCGACTGTTTTCGTTGCAAAAACATACTCTGAATTCAGAAGTAACCGAATGAGTGGGCAAATTAGCTTTGTTGATGCTCGCTGGCAAAAAGGGGCACCTAGTATCGCAACGCTAAATTCAGAACTCGCGCGCTTCAAGGCTATGTTTGCTAAGTTGAAGGAAATTGGAGAGTGGAAAGGACCGAATCCTTTAGAAGAAGTTAAGCCATTTAAAGATCACGAACGTACCATGTCTTTCCTTCATAAAGAGCACATTATTTTATTGCTTGAACACGTGTCTAAACACAACCGAACAGACATGCAGAGAATAGTGAAGCTATGCCTTGCCACTGGGGCTCGCTGGAATGAAGCAGCTCAGCTGAAAGGCTCTCAGTTAAGCAAATATAAAGTTACCTTCACCAACACCAAGACTAAGAAGAATCGCTCTGTACCCATCTCTGAAGAGCTTTATAACGAGATATACAAACCAACCTCAGGGAAGCTATTTGAAGAGTGCTATACACCTTTCTGCTACATATTGAAGAATAAACTGGGCATCACCCTGCCCTCAGGGCAAGCCTCCCATGTTTTGCGTCATTCGTTCGCAAGTCACTTCATGATGAATGGCGGCAATATTTTAGTGCTAAGGGATATTCTAGGCCACGCCGATATCAGCATGACAATGCGCTATGCCCACTTCGCACCTGATCACCTTTCTGAAGCAATTATCCATAACCCTCTTTCTAACCTGTAACCTGTCGCCACAAAATTTTTTGCTCGGCTGTCGCCACTTTGTCGCCACTTGCCAAATTTCAGGTAAAAAAAGAGCCACTCTAAAGTGGCTCAGTTCTTAAAAATTTAAACAATCGTTTTAAACGTTACTCTTTACCGAATACGTTGTTCTCTTGCTCTTGTACACGGATGAAAGTCGTACGCTTAGTTAGCTCTTTAAGCTTTGCTGCACCTACGTATGTACAAGTTGAACGTACACCACCAAGGATGTCAGAAATTGTGTTGTGAACTGAACCACGGTATGGAAGTAAAACAGTTTTACCTTCCGCAGCACGGTACTTAGCAACACCACCTGAGTGCTTGTCCATCGCCGACTGTGAAGACATGCCGTAAAATTTCATGTATTGCTTACCGTCTTGCTCTACTACTTCACCGCCTGACTCAGAGTGACCAGCTAGCATGCCGCCTAGCATTACGAAATCAGCACCGCCGCCGAACGCTTTAGATACGTCACCCGCACATGAACAGCCACCGTCACCGATGATCATGCCGCCAAGGCCGTGTGCTGCGTCGCCACACTCAATGATTGCAGAAAGTTGAGGGTAACCTACGCCTGTTTTAACACGTGTAGTACAAACAGAACCAGGGCCGATACCAACCTTAACGATGTCTGCGCCAGCTAGGATTAGCTCTTCAACCATGTCACCTGTTACAACGTTACCCGCAGAGATAACTTTAGTCGGGAATTCAGCACGTACTTTCTGTACGAACTCAACAAGGTGCTCTGAGTAGCCGTTAGCGATATCGATACAGATGAATACAAACTCTTCGCTAAGAGCCATGATCTTCTTAACTTTCTCGAACTCAGCTTCAGATGTACCCGTTGATACAAATACGTTGTTCAGTGTTTTCTTGTCTGCTGTTTTAGCGAACTCAGCCCACTGCTCTACTGTGTAGTGCTTGTGTACTGCAGTCATAACACCGTGCTCTGCTAGAGCAGCTGCCATTTCAAAGCTTGCTACCGAATCCATGTTCGCTGCAATTACTGGAGTACCAGACCATTGACGACCGCTATGCTTGAATGTAAAATCGCGGGTTAATTCAACTTGAGAACGGCTTTTAAGGGTAGAACGCTTCGGACGGAAGAGTACATCTTTGAAACCTAACTTAAGTTCTTGTTCGATACGCAT